AATGAGTTCTTGAAATTCAGTTCTATTTAATTCGGTGATTATTTCTTTAGACGACATTACTTAATAATTATAGTTAATATTTAAATATTTAAATAATATATATATGGGAATTTTCTCGTTAACATTGGCTGAGATGATTCAATTTCTTGACCTAAAACATGTTCCACTTGGACAATCGTTAACTTCCTTAAAGGGAGTTGCGATACAGAAGAGAGTTGCGATAAAGGGGGGCTCAGGAAAAGGTAGAAAAAAATGTAAAAGAAAAGGTACAAGAAAGGGTGCAACAAAAGGTGTAATAAAAGGCGGAACTATTAAACATATAAGACGAAAAAAAAAATACAAGAATCTTTAGGTCATAAACGTGTAATTTATAATAATTAATTATCTAAGCGATATTTATGAACGGTGTAATTAAAATACCAAAGGCAACACCTATTACAGAAAAACCTAATATAAAACCTGATGCTGAGGTTGTAGGTACTTATAAAGGTACTCTAAAGTATGTGGTGGACCAGATAGATAGAAACGCCAATATCCTCTTAACGAATGAGAATGCCGAGAAGCCTCCGTCTACACCTCCTCCGTCTACACCTCCTCCGTCTACACCTCCTCCGTCTACACCTCCTCCGTCTACACCTCCTCCGTCTACACCTCATCATGATCTACCTCAGCGTGGCACGGACGCGGCGCCAGCAGCCAATGGTAAACATAATAGTAATATGGCGTTATTGAAACTACAAAAAACAGTAATATCTAGTAATCTTCATAAATTATCAATATTAAAATTACAAGTAGCAGTACATGAGCTGATGAAGCGCACGGCCGATCTCGAGGAGCGGCTCGACGAGGATAAGCGCGGCGAGCAGAACTCGGTCGTGACGGACAACACTATCTACGAGCGTTTGGCTGCCTTGGAAACCAAAGAAGAGAAACTCCAGGAGCGCGAACAGTTGATGGAAAAGCAAGCCCGCGATGAGATCGAACGGCTTCGTGCGGAGAAAGCGGATGCTGATGCGCGCGCTGAGAAACTGGCTAAGGAGGCCCTTGAAGCTGTCATCGAGGAGAAAGCGCTAGCGGCGCAACAGGCGCAAGAGGCGCTTAAAGCGGCCAACGCGGAGAAGGCGCAAGCCCTCGCTGAGGTCGAGCGGATAAAACAAGAATTCGAGGCGTTGCGCGCCAAACATAAGGCGGAGGTTAAGGGAGATGAGGATGTGTCGAACGCTATGATTGCGGTCATGGCGCCCGTCATGGAAGACGCGAACATCCCGAGCGGGCCCGACACTTTCGCGAACGTCAATCGCGTCCTACAGAGCCGCTCGGCACGCGAGATCCTCGACCTGCCGGCCGAGCCCGAGCCGCTCTCGAAGGAGCAGATCCACAAGGCGTTCATGGCGCACAGCATACTGGTCCACCCCGACAAGCTCCGCCAGCGCGGCGTCGACGTTGCGAAGCGATACCCGGCCGATCCGACCCGTTCTGTGTGGGAGATGGCGAACCAGGCCTTCCGGAGAGTCCGAGCTGCGGAGAAGGAGCTGCTCGCGAAGCTGAAGCCGAACGGCGCCAAGACGGATGAGGATGACGACGGCGCGTTTGCGGAGGCGATGCGCACGTCTTGGGAGCCCGCCGCCGAGGCCGCGGAGGCGGCGGGCACAGCGGGCACAGCCAATGGTAAACATAATAGTAATATAGCGTTATTGAAACTACAAAAAACAGTAATATCTAGTAATCTTCATAAATTGTCAATATTAAAATTACAATTACAAGTAGCAGTACAAGCGCTGATGAAGCGCAGGGCCGAGCTCGAGAAGCAGCGGCAAATGGAGGAGAAACAATCGCGCGAGGAGGCCGAGCGGCTCCGTGCCATGAAGGCAGATGCTGATGCGCGCGGGAAGACCGAACGCACAGAGGCACAAAAGGCGCTTGAAGCGGCCAAGGCGAAGAATGTGTTAGCCCTCGCTGAGCTCAAGCAGAAGGAAAAAGAAGTCGCGAAAGAGACCGAGGCCGCTCAGCTGGCGCAGGCACGGCTCGAAGAGCAGCGGCGGCAGCAGCAGCAACTGCGCATCGCCGCCGATCGCAAGCGGCACGCGGCCGAGTTGACGACGAAGCAAGATGCCGAAGACACGCGGGGCATGCGGTGGCTGAATGAGCAGCTCGTTGGGGAGGATGAGAACAAGCGGCGGGAACTCGATCCCGACCGCCCGGGCTCGCAGGCCGCTGTCGCGCGAGCGAAAATGAATTCGCGGCTCGATCAGCGCCGCCGAGCGCGCTCCGCCCGCGCCTCCGCCGACGCGGTCGGCAAGGAGGTCTTAATGTCGAGGTCGGCGCCCGCGTCCCTGTACGGCGACTTGGACTCGAAGTACGGCGAATGGCCCTTCGCTCGCGACGCCGCCTTGCCGACCGCGCCTACGCCCAGCCCAGAGTTGCAGGTAAATCAACAATACTCAGAAGACTTGAAAAAACAATACGCAAATAAGTTGAATCAAAAATTAGTAATGTTGAATAACGATTTAAAAACTAAAGGGCGAACTAGACCAACAATTTCGAGCGGGTTCGCGAGCGATTTCGCGAAAGCGGCGCAAAACGCAGTAAACGAACTAATCAGTAACAGCAAAACACGAAATAAAGAAAATGTTGAATTTACAGCTCTTGGTGATGAAATCAAAAGGCAGAATAACCTGGCGAACTCTTCGTCTCCTCCGAATAGTCTGACGAAGGAGGAGATGGCGATACAAGGAATGCAAAACATGAAGACTTTCTTGAATAAGTTATTTAAAGACATGGATATGTCGAGTTATACAGCACTCTCGCAATTCTTGGGTAATTCCCCCCCCCAGACGTTTATTGCTGAGGGCTTGGAAGAATATTTAAAAAAAGATAAAAGCTATAAAGCCAATAAAACCAATCTGAACCCTCTTAAGGAGAGAGAAATAGCGACCAACATCCAAAATGAGGTGAACATAGCAATCAAAAAGTATATGTCATATAATCCTAGTGAGAATGATTATAAAGCAGTTAGAGGTCTTGATAGAGACATCGATATTAGGCAAGACTATAATAGCCTGGAAAAAAAGAAGAATGTCTTGAATGAATTCTTTGAAATAAATGAGATTATAGATAGAAATAAATATCCAAACCTCATACATTTCTTAGGTATTCCTCCAACAGGCTCAAGCCAACAGCAATCGATCGATGATACCGGGAAGAGGCAGGCCGCATATCCAGTCGCGTCGCACAAGTCGCTCTCGGAACTCAAAGCGATGAAGCGCGTGAACAGGGACGCCGCGGCCCGATCACAGAGCAAGACCCTTGGCGTTCGCAGAGACGCCCGTGACAAGGCCAGTACAGACGCGACCCGATCACAGAGCAAGACCCTTGGCGTTCGCAGAGACGCCCGTGACAAGGCCAGTACAGACGCGACCCGATCACAGAGCAAGACCCTTGTCGTTCGCAGAGGCGCCCGTAACCAGGCCCGTACAGACGCGGCCCGAGCACAGAGCAACACCATTTTAGTTAGCCGTCGAGGCACCAGCAAGACGGATGAGAGCCAAGCTGGTGCGAACGACAATGGGGGGCCGACCATGCGAAGTCGTGGGGGCCCCTCGAGCGGTATCGTCGAGCGATTAGATAATGGATCCAGTGGTGGTGGTAAACTGTCTAAACGAGAAGTCGCTATGAAAGCATTAGAAGCTTATGTTAGATCCAACTAATTTTTTAAGTTCGTTTATATTTATGACCTCAAAAACGATATGAGCTTCCCAAAGGTATTTACAAAAAGACCACTTAAATTCTAAATCGTCGGAGTACCAATTTTTATTTTTAACTTTTTCATATAATGCGAAAGGTAACAAATGTAATTTAGATCGGGGAAGAACATATGCAAGTTGTACCAATTCAGGTAAAGGGTCGGGATTTTTGTTTTTAATAAAACGTGTATTGAAATATGGAATATGTTTAATCAAATCGGTAAGAAGGGGTGGATAATGATATTTATATTTCCAATTCCAGTCAGGACATCCAGATGTATAATATAAACAATTCCACTCTAATCCTTCTAAATAATTTTTACATATAGCTTTTAGTTTTACATCGGTGATGTAGGTATTAAATAATGTTTTATAATACCTATTTTCCCACATATTACATTTAGGATTAATATATTTTTCAACCTGGCGTTCGTATATTGGCATGGACATAAGTTTATTTTCTTTTTCCTTAGGTGTTTTAGTTGGCAATTGTCGTTTTTCAAGCCTACTCCGCTGTTTATATTCCTCTGTTAAGTAATCATACTCGTTATCTGCCAATGATTGTATTAGTTTTCTGAAAAGTTTCCAGTTAATTTCTTTACCATTAAAAATTATTTCATCATTCTTAATGGTAGAAGAGTAATGATTAAGTAATATATCTATACCGTTTGTTCTAATATTAATAGCCGGAAAATGTGGCATAAAATCGTTCCCCAACATTAGACCTAAGAATATGTAGTCATACATTTTTTCTTTGTTGTATGAATCGGTCATATTATAAATAATAGCTTCACCCAGCGTTGATAATTCCAAAACATAATCGTCCTCTTTATCCAAAGCATTGTTGAGTGAATTAATGTAAGTAGGGGTTTCTCTGTAAAGGAATATGTTGCTACAGTACGTAAGATGGTTTAACCCAAGCATGATAAGATCGGCGTCTAAACCATAAACCAGTATATTGCTGTCAAGGTTAATCTTAGATTCTCTTAAATGCTGAAATAATTTGTGTTCTCCTTCACCTGGAGTATCGGACCCCATGTACAGTATGTTTTTGTTTGTAGAGAATTTACCATTAAGTGTTGTATTAAGTTTATTCATAAACTGTGTACCAGGCGTTATCGCAGCAGTACTCCACTTAGGCGTATTGTCTTTATGGATTTTAGCAATAATAGGATCTATGTATTGTGATTTGTACCTTCTAGTACGTTGCTGTTCAAGCTTGGCGAATGGAGCTACACCGTCAAAAGCCACAACAACCTTTGTAGGATTATTGAATAATTCTATGTATTGCAAGATTTTGTGATAAATTTTATCGATAAGCGTAGTTTCGAATAAATCCGTATCTGTAGTGTAATCTACTAGTTTTATAGAATCATAAATTATAGAGTTGCTGTCTAGGTATAAATATTCGAATTTCAAATTCTTTGAAAGTCTTTTAAAAATATTAGGATGATTTTTGATAATATAAGAGTAATAGCTAGGTATTCCCATTAATATACTATTAAACGGGTGTTTAATATGATTCAATTTATTAAAATCGTATGAATTCAATAAATTAAAATTAAAAATCCTTATTTAATACAATGAAAATTAGTGAATATGAAATAAAAATAAGTAAATTTAAAAACATAATAAAGAAAACAATTTTAGCGGTACAAAAATACAAGAGTTTGGATATTATTCTTGCAGGAGAACTGAATAGTACGCTAGAATTTTTAAACGACTTATTTACTAATATTGTTTGTTTAGACACATATACATCTAAGCAGGTGGACGAGCTAGAAACACAATTAATAAATTTAGTCAAAAATTACGGTACAGAAAGTTTAGAGGATTTAATAGGACTAATTTTAGGGAATAATTTTATTGAAGAAATAAAGGATGACGACAAATATGACATTTTGAAAAATTACATACATCCAATCAACTGTAGGCTTATCTCAAAAAATTCGATTACGCCTAATTCTGAAGAACATAAATTAACTAATCTACCAAACTTAACATGTTTAGACAATATTGATTATAATAACAAATTTCAACTACTTGTGTATGGTATTAAAATTGTGTTGATAAATGGTAACAATATTTTGGTTATAAATGGAATAATAGATGACGTGGGAACGATGTTTATAGACAATAAGTTTATTAAATCTAAAGAAAAGAAATTAATTAATATGAAAATAGAGTACGAATATAAACCAATCGAATACCAAAGGTATGTCAAATCTCTGTCTTTAAAAGATATGTTGATTTATAGCGAAGACGAATTAATAGGAAACTTCATCAAATTCCTATCTGATGTAGACGATATAAATAAGGTTTGTTTATCTAATACCATCGAAAATTTTACGAATGATGCACTCTTTAATCAACGAGATATGTTGATTAAATTACTTATAAAAGACAATGCCGAATCCAAATACCTAGCCTATTTGTTGTATGATTTACTTTCAAATGAGAACAATGGAGTGATAGATACATATGAACAAACCTTGTTGTATGATAGTTTGCCTTGGAACCTGCGAAAGTATTTTAACGAGGCCATGAAACAAACGGTCCAGTATACAAATAATTTAAATAATACAGCCAATAACAAGTTGCCATTAGAACAGCAAATATGCTTACTTAAGGTAGATGATTTGGTTAAAGAAAAAGCTATGACGAAATTAAAAGAGGTAAGAAACAAGTCGGAGGATTCCGGTGCCAAGGCCAAATCTTTTTTGGATGGGTTGCTAAAAATACCATTTGGAATTTATTGTGAAGAAAATATATTGAAAACTTCCAAGAATTTGAAGAAGATGCTTTATGCGATAATAGATAAAAACATTAAATTATTCAAATTAGATTATGAGTTGGATAAATCTTTAGTTAAAAATAATTATGAGTTGGAAATTCTTGTAGACAAATTGATAAAAGAGAATCTTTATGAAATAAGCGATGAAAAATTGTATGTTTTTATAGAGTCTATCAAAAAAAGGAAAAGGCCTTATTTAATTAAGATTGTTAATAATATTAATAGTATTATCAAAAAAGAGGGTATTAAGATGGGGAAACTGGTCCAATCAGGTAAAACAAATAAGGAGATATTGCTATTAATATCGGATTTTATAACGAACAATGTTGATACAAGTAAAAAATACTTCTATTTGATTGAAAATGCGGATTTCGATGTTTTGACATTAGAACATACGCTATCGAATGTTAAGTTAATAAAGGATGATGTATTTTTAATCAAAAACTACATAACTAATGTTAGAAAAATTTTGGACGATTCGGTGTATGGTCATACAGATGCGAAAAGACAAATAGAGAGAATAATAGGTCAGTGGATAAACGGAACTAATAGCGGATATTGTTTTGGTTTCGAAGGTCCTCCTGGTGTGGGAAAAACCAGTTTGGCTAAAAAAGGGTTATCTTTGTGTTTAAAAGATATTAATGATAAACCCCGCCCATTTTCTTTTATAGGTATTGGCGGATCGTCTAATGGTAGTATATTGGAGGGCCACAGTTACACATATGTGGGTTCTACGTGGGGAAAAGTAGTTGATATATTGATTGACAGTAAATGCATGAACCCCATAATTTTCATAGATGAATTAGATAAGATAAGCAAGACGGAAAATGGAAAAGAGATAATAGGTATACTGACCCATTTAATAGATCCGACGCAAAATGATAAATTTCAAGATAAATACTTCACAGGTATAGATTTGGATTTATCAAAGGCTCTATTTGTTTTTTCATATAACGATGTCAACCTGATAGACAGAATATTGTTGGATAGAATACATAGAATTAAATTTGATTTTTTATCATTAAACGATAAAATAGAAATAGTTATGAAGTTTATACTGCCGGAAATTTACGCCAAAATGGGGTTGGAGAATATAATAGACGTCGGTAGCGAGGTTATTGAATATATAATAGAGACATACACTAACGAACCTGGTGTAAGAAAGTTGAAAGAACTGCTTTTTGAAATTTTGGGAGAGATTAATATTAATATTTTAAAAAAGGCGGAAAATTATGATATACCCATTAAAATAACAAAAGACGATGTTAAAGGTAAATATCTTAAATCACATAATTATATTATTAACAAAAAGGTAGGAAGCGAAGGCAGGGTAGGAGTAATAAATGGTTTGTGGGCAAATAGTGTTGGCTCGGGCGGTATTCTTTCAATTGAAGTTTCAATGTTCCCTTCTACAACACTAATGGAATTTAAATTGACGGGTTTACAGGGGGATGTTATGAAAGAAAGTATGAATGTAGCAAAGACATTGGCGTGCAATCTTACTGAAGACGGAATATTGAAAGAGTATATAGAAAGAACCAAGAATTTACATATGCAAGGTATACACATTCATTGCCCGGAAGGAGCAACTCCAAAGGATGGTCCATCGGCCGGTGCAGCAATTTGTCTTGCTATATATAGTTTGATTAACAATAAGAAAATTAGAAGTGATGTGGCCATAACGGGAGAACTCAATCTTCAGGGAGAAATAATGGCGATTGGTGGATTGGATTTAAAAATAACGGGAGCAATTAAAGCAGGTGTAAAAGAAATACTTTACCCTAAAGATAATTCTCAAGATTACGAAGACTTTGTAAGTAAAAACTCTTCAAATTTAGAAAACATAAGATTTGTGGCAATAGATAATATTAAAGATGTTATTAATATTATAATGTTATAGTATATATATATAATGACAGAGACACCAGGTGACGTAGCTAAAGACGTTGCACAAGTTAAAAACGCCGCTAAAGATGTTGCAGGTGCCGCAGCGTCGGCCGCAGCACCGGCAGCCGCTAAAGTCGAAAGTAGAATTAAACAGTTTACGAAATATACAGTAAATTCTCCTATGTTAATAGGTATATTTTTGATAGTAGCATCCTTTATAAATAAGGATCTTAAAGGTATTATGTGGCTAACAGGGGCTTTTATTTCAACAGTATTTACTCAAATACTATTAAAATTATTTGGTAGAAGAAGAAAGAAAGAAGAGGTAAAAGATTGTGTTGGAATCTTTCCTGGAGATACTAATCCGGCTCTTTCTGGAAATATAATTGCTTATACCTTATCATATATGTTATTTCCTATGATGAGATTGGGCGTTATGAACTATCAAATTGTGTCAACACTCGTTACACTATATGGATTATCAAGTTATTATAGATTGTCGAGTGAGGGTGCTTGTAGAGCCTTAGCACATGAAGTCATATTAATAGGTATATCTGGTTTTCTAGTAGGCTATATGTGGTACAAAACATTAAGAGATAACGGGCAAGAAAATTTACTTTACTATACTGAACCTTTAAGTAACAGCGACGTTTGCACGCGGCCAAAAAAAACTCAATTTAAATGTAAAATGTATAAGGATGGTGAAATAGTAAATTTTGTTACAATTTAAAAGGCAAATTTACTGTAATTTTTTTTTAAAAAGACATTTAATCTCTGAATGACCCTCTCTCTTCCTAAAGTATCCATTAACAATCTTTGGTTGTTAATTGGTTTCATAAACACACGTTGAAAATTTATGACAACATTTTTGAGCACGGCATTTTCGTATACCTTTAGATCTTCACGGTTGTACACTTTTTTACCGGTTTTAACATTCACGATGTTATGAAACACCCAAAGCATATCAATAAAATCTTGTTTACTTTTAATTTTGTTGAAATCTTTACTTGTTATATATTCTTTTGCATGCTTTTGGCAGTAGGGACATGGTAAAACAGAACACGTTTGTTTAAATATGTCAATAAGCTCTAATTTCACGCTGTCAAATTCTTCTTCCTTTACTTTAAACGACAATGAATGTAAAAGTAACCAAGTAGATGGCCCCCATTTAATACTCATTATACTAATATAATATAAAGAATTTTTTATTCAAATATGTATGAATTATACTATAGAAGACAATTTATGCTTTTTGGAGGAATTAGCTAAAACATTAAAAGACAATCCTGTAGAAGAGAATGAAGTATGTTTAATAAGTGGTGCAGAACTGGAGAAAAAGCATGTCACCCTTAATTGTGGCCACAAATTCAATTATAAAGACATATACAACGAGGTTGTATACCAGAAGAAAACAAATTTGGACCCAAGAAAACTTGCTATCAGCGAACTAAGATGTCCGTATTGCCGGTTTGTTCAATCAAAACTTCTTCCACAGTTTAAAGGGTTTTCTAAAGTTACTGGTGTGAATGCTCCTGAAAAATACTGTATGTATATGTTCAAATGTACATACAAAGATCGAAATAATGTATTGTGTGATTTACCGTGCAATGACGAATTTTGTAATAAACATAAGAAAATAAAACCTAAATGTGCGTGCAAAACTAAAACAGGTACTATGTGTAAAAATGGCGGCGATGAATACTTTAACTTAAAGTATCTGGGTAAAGACAAAATAATATTATGTAAAACACACCATAACTTGTATAGAAAAAACGTAGTTTTATATGAGAATGGAAAAATAAATGATATGGAACAGATTACTAAAATAATTTAAAATATTATTATTATAAGTAATAATGAGTGAAAAAGCTAAATTAATTGAATTAGTTAGAAACTGGGTATCACACGACGATAAGATAAAAACATTACAGAAAGAACTGAGTATTCTTAGGAAAGATAAAAAGGTGCTAACAGAGAGCCTGACGACAATAATGAAATCAAATAATATAGATGAGTTTGATATCAATAATGGAAAATTAATTTACACAAAATCTAAAAGTAAAGCCCCATTAAGCAAAAAACATTTGCTGAATAGTTTAACTGATTTCTATAAAAACGATCTTGAAATGGCGGATCAATTAACTAAATTTATAATGGATAGTAGATTGGAAGTGACAAAAGAACAAATTAAACATAAAGATTAATATTATCCTAATATATAAATGGATGATATTAATTTCTATACAAAGACGATAGCAAGAGACGATTATGGCAGTAGAAGTATAGTTTATCCTATCGAACTTAGTATGAAACCTATAAAACCAGGGAGCCAATACAACAAAACCGTGTTTTGTATCTACACTATTAACTATGAAGGTTTGCTGCCTTTTTTGCAATACCTTTTGTATAAATATCCAGAAGGCGATACCTTATATTTTCCATTTATCGAGAGTAAAGCATCGGAGACAGGTTTTTTAAAGAAGGTATTGAAAGACTATAAATATAAAATTGTTGGTAAAAAGTTGTTTCAAGGTAAACTCTTGGTTTACGTTAATGTTGAGAACGAAAAAACAGAGTTGACTAAGCATCAGGCTAAGGATATGTGGTGGTGGAGTACGATAGACGAGATTGTGAATATTAAATCCGTGCTTGCATACAAAATACACAAGTCTGTTGTCGACGTATTCTACAATAACAATGATATGTGTTTTTTACTTTATGGCAATGATGAAAAGATTTATACACCGTCGGTTTATTATAAAGGAGGCGATAAAATAGAAAGCACATACTTTCAAATGGTATATGGTTTTTTTAGAAGTACTATATGGAATGGGCTGGGGCCGTTTTACAGTTTTTCAAGTTATGATTCGGCATTGCCGCTTTCTATTAAATATACGGCGTATATAGGCGACCAAGGAAATACTAAAAGCAAGACTGGGGGTATCATTAGATTAGTGGCATTCAATAATAATATGAAGGTATTTTTGAATTCCATTAGCGATAAAGAGAATAAATTTAGTGATGTGGAACTGGTAAAGCTTGAAGATAAAGATTTTCCAGAGGCCAGTAAAGAAAAAATTAGGAAGTTCAGGCGGATGAAAGACTTCGATGGCGATTGGAGCATAAATTTCGACTCGGCAATGATAGGAAATGTAGTCGAAAATAATGAAATACTTTATGATGGTAGAACTAATTTTAATGTAAAAGATGCAAATAATGTCTTGATGATAAGTTATAGCGAGATAAGCAAGGAAAATAAAAATCCATTAATGTTATAATATAAATTGAAAGGTAAATAAAGTTATAAGTTTATAACAAACAATGGAGAACAGAATAAATACGAAAGCATCAAACCATATTAGAGACGTCAAGTCAGAGATGTTAGAACTAATAAACAGTGTTAAAAAGGGTATCGAAGAAGAAACCCTTAAAAATGATGATACGGTTCTGGATGAGTTAATTAAACATGTAAATTCTATTAAGCCTATGGTATTATCGAAAGAAGATTTTATGAAGAGGAAGCGCAGCAAAAATAGTGTATGTTTATCTGATAGATGTATGGCCAAAAGAGCGAATGGAGAACAGTGTTCTCGTAGGAAAAAGGAGAATTGCAATTTCTGTGGCACACACATTAAAGGAGTTCCACACGGGGTTATAACGACGGAGACTTCGGAAGTCTTAACTCAAAAAGAGGTTTGGTGCGAGGATATTGGAGGAATTATTCAATATATAGACACCGACGGAAATGTTTATAGTCACGAGGATGTTATTAAAAATGTTGTAAATCCTAGTGTTATAGCAAAGTATGAAATTAGGGATGATAAATATTATATCGTAAATTAGTTATTATGTAATTATTATTATTAATAAATATATTTATATGGATGAGGATATAAAATGCTTTTTGAACAAGATAGGCTTGCCGATCGAAGAAGAATGTGATTTAGAAAATCAGTTGGTTCCAAGAGAGATGTTTTTGGATAAAGCTATATACAAAAAAATCTATGATGAAATACCAGTTCTAAAAAATTATATAAAATCTTCAAATAATACTTGTTTACATAAAAACGCAGAGGTCAGTCAGCGATGGCCTTTACTAAATATAACCAGACAAATTCTTAAAAATTATAACTATAGAATGACCCCTATAAGAAAAGCAGAAGGCTATGCAGAAGATGGTTCAAAAATATATAAAAGATATTTTTTAATCTCTAATTGCGATGTATCAAATAATACTTTATGTGAAGAATAACTAATGAAACCTGTGTTGTTATTAGCTATTTTATCAAATACTTTTGCATTCAATCCCATATATAAAAATTTAGCGATCCCAAATAAACTCTTGATTAAAGCTTCGGTTTCCAATATAGCCATGCACGGTATGACTGACATATTTCGCAAAGGTATAGCTGAGAAATATTTCACTAGTTATTGTGCTATAGCTAAATTAGAACCTAGGCATAGGTTTTATGCTCTTTTTGTGGCTTCAATATACCACATAAGAAACGACATAGGCTTGTTTCCGTCGATATTATTGCATTATTTATGGGTAATAAAACCTATAACATCGCTAATGTATTTATCATTTGTTCATGTTCCCCTACATTATATCGAAACCTGTCGCAATAACGTACCGATAAAATACATTGTATTTTTGAATTTGTTAGGTATATTGTTAACTTTTTTACCGTTTGATAAGTTGACAAATATAGACGATCTATGGTGGGTTTGGATAGTGTTGGGTCATATTATGGTTGTTAAATAAATTATGTTCCATCATCGCCCGGCAATTTCTTATTGGGTGGGGCACAGCACATACATTTGTATGAGTTCATATTGAAATGAGAACTTAGAAGTTTACCAGGTCCAACAGGCATTATATAATAATTAAATAAAATATTAACAATATGTAAATGCAAATTTTATCGTTGCTTTTTTTGCTTGTTCCTTCTGTCGACGGATTTGGAAGTTCTTCTCGTAATCGTTCCGCTGGTAGTTTTATTACTATGAAAGTAAAAAAAAATGCTGCCACAGAACATTCGTCGCTATATCTTCCAAAAAACTCTAATCAGCAATTGTATGTTGATAAACTTAGTGATCCTAAAACAGAACTGGTTATAGGTGTAGGACCAGCAGGAACAGGCAAAACTTTATTTCCTTGTCAAGAAGCGGTCAGTCAAATGATTAATTTTGATAAAAAAATTGTTCTAACACGTCCATTAGTGTCTGTAAATGAAGATATAGGGTTTTTACCGGGAAACATCAATAGCAAGATGGATCCTTGGGTTAGACCTCTTTTAGACATATTAGAAGAATATTATTCTCCACCACAAGTAGAAGACCTATTAAGCTACAAAAAAGTTGAGATAGTACCTCTAGGATTTATGCGTGGAAGAACTTTCAAAAATTCATTTATAATAGGAGACGAAATGCAGAATACAACGCCAGAACAATTATTTATGCTGCTTACTCGAATTGGAGATGGTTCTAAAATGGTGTTAACCGGCGATTTGGCACAATCGGATGTGTGTGATAGCGGATTGAAGGATGCGTTCAACAAACTTACATCATACTATAATGACGACGAGGATCTAATGAGTGCTGATGGAATATCTGTAGTAAAATTCGATATTGATGATATTTTAAGACACAAGCTAGTATCAAAAATAGTCGATGTTTACAATAATTAAAATAAATGGAATTATTAAACCAATTTAAGAAAAAAACAGAAGCTTACATTATGTTGGCTTTTATAAACAACCATGTATCGTCGATGACCAAAAATTTCAGTAAAACCGATCTTAAATGGCGAAAGAAGAATGCAAACTCTACGATGATAGGATTATCTTGCAGCATGTTTCTGGTTCCTACACTCGTTTTAAAGCGGGCGAGTTTTATGCAAATACTATTGGAAGTCTTGTTTTACTCGCAAACCGCCTTATCTCTTGCTTCCGACTGGTATTATAGTGGGGTAGATCATTGGACACATGGCGCAGATAGATGGCATGCTACATTATTTTTTTCGTTGCAGTGTATCTTTACAGCAAAAAAGATACATATATTGTGGCCGTTAATGTCTGCTCCAGCAGTTTATTGCTGGTATTTAGGAAAACAGGCTGTTAAGGAGAGAAAATGGGATGATTATGTACTGTGTCATACTATGTGGCATTGTGTGGGAGCAGGAATAATATGTCCCTTGTCTGTTTGGTTATCTTTTTATACCCCTTGAATTGTTTTTTTTCATAATAACTGATTGATATGGGGTTAAACTGAATTGTGCCCAGTGCCATTCTTCTGGCCATGGAAAATCTTTAGGGCAAGGTTTGGGAACAAAATTAAGTATGCGTTTACGCTCTTCGATGTCTTCCTGATCATAGTTTATGATACAGTGGATTTTCTGGGCGTGAGATATATTTTTTGAAGTGACGCCATTAATTAGCGTAATCGGTTCTTGTCGTTCCGTATACATTTACATATCACAAATATATATATTGTAAATTCAATTTAATATAATCTAATATAAAGTATTATGACTGCCATACTTTATATTAATGATGTTGAAGTGGATGTTTCTAAATTTAAACATCCTGGCGGAAATGTGATTTCATACTACTATGGTCAGAATGCAACACACGTATTCAACGCGTTTCATCATAGAAGTTCTAAAGCCCAGCGGTTGTTGAAAAGTATGATGAAACAAGATTCTGCCATTTTGATCTACAATAATAACGAGCAAGCAATGTTAGATGATTTCAACGCTTGGCGGTTGTCTTTGATTAAAAGAGGGTTTTTTGAGCCATCAATTGCGCATGTTTTATACAGATTATTAGAATTATTTAGTATTTTCTGTTTTTCCACATACTTATGTTATTTACAATACTGGAGGTTTTCAATACTAGGATTTGGTTTGTTTGGCGGCAGATGTGGATGGGTCCAACACGAAGCCGGTCACGGGTCTTTTACCGGTACTCCCTGGGTCGATAAACACATACAAAAAATGGTTATGGGGTTTGGGTTATCTACCTCTGGGAAGGTGTGGAATAGTATGCACAACAGACACCACGCCTGTACGCAGAAAGTGGGTTGTGATGCGGATTTAGACACGGCACCCTTTGTGGCGTTTTACAATAAGGCTGTGGAAAATGGTAGAAGTAAAAAATATTCGAAGTTATGGCTAAGATGGCAGGCGGTTACGTTTTTACCTATTACAAGCGGTATTCTAGTTATGATGTTTTGGATATTTATACTACATCCTTACAAAGTTGTAAAAGATAGAGATTATATACAGGGTGGTTGGATATTATCGTCACATGTATTATTGTCTGCTATATACTCGCATTATTTAAATTGGAACTGGTTTCAAGGGTGGTGTGCATTCTTATTGACTAAATGGGTGGCCAGCGTATATCTATTTGGGCACTTTTCAACAAGCCATAGTTTTTTAGACGTAGTTGAAAAGGGGTCTTATCCAAACTGGGTAGATTATGCATTGAAACATACTGTGGACATAGATACACAGAATGCTTTTGTTTGTTGGATTATGGGTTATTTAAACTGTCAATGTGTCCACCACCTTTTTCCTCAAATGCCGCAATTCAGACAGCCTATCGTTAGCAAAGAATTGGAGGTCTTTGCAAAAAAATGGAACAAACCTTATACGGTTATAAGCTATATTGATGCTTGGAAATTAACACTTAAAAACCTTAACAACATAGGAATACACTACCACGAGCTATAATGGCATAGTCCACATCTTTCTAGGGTTTATACCGCAGTTGTTACAGGTGAACATTTCCAGTTCCAGCTGCTTCGGGTGTCCGCACATACAATCACGGAGTTTACAGATATATGGTATATCTTCTGTTGCGGTACCGCATTGACATCTGCGAATACGATATATTTGCGTCATTTTTGGTAGATACTCTGATTCTATAATTTTGTAACCGGCAACGGTCCATCTAATGCTTTTATAGAGTGCTTTGTTCTTCTGCCATTTATCTTGGTGTTCGCTAAATAGGTGAACTTCTTCGTTTATTTCTTTCCAACCGACTTTTTTCCGTTCTTGAATAATAATATCATTCAAATATGATATTATTTTATAAAAAATATCCATAGGAATGTCTGTCATTTATTTTAATTTACAAAAGCAATATCTTTTAATATCATTTTTTCACCGTTAAAGGCCACCTTAGGTTTTTTGGCTTTTTCTATTATACAAAGGTCTAAGTTTTTGAGGACATGTCTGCACCACACTACTTTTGTAATCTCTTTAGGATGACATTGAATACACTTTAAATACTCGTTTAACTCTTTCTTGCATTCGGTCATTATTATTAATAACAGCGATTTATCTTTAAATTGATACAATAAAAAATGTCCTGTTTCTGGGTTTTCAGTTGTTTTCAATTGTTTCTGATTTTTTCTTTTTCGATTATTCCTGTTCTAAGACCCTCCCCACGCCAGACCTATGCCCCCTGCAAAACCGCAAAATAAGCCGACTTCTTGAAGATTCGAATGACGCGATGGGTATCGTCCTGAATTTCCACATCCATGTTCACAGAGAATACCTTGCGAATTATGGCAGTCTTCCCGTCGTCTGATCCGTCAAGGTTGATATTGAGCTCTCTCCTACCCATTCGAGTACGACGATCTTGCTCTTCAGGGCCGCCGCCGACGGCCACACGCCCTTGCCCCAGGTCGAATACGATGATCGCACCGACTACACGCCCGGCCTCTTGATCGGCGGCTCGACGCTGCTGCCTTCTCTCGAGAGCGGCCCTGTAGTTAGTGTATCGCTGCCGATTCGCAGCTTGCTGCTCGCGCTCGCGCTGAGCAGACGCGATATCATCGGTGATGCGCTGAGATACACGATCAGCAAACCGCTCCACGTCTCCGGATCTCAAGATCATGTTGAAGAGCCCAGCAGGCTGCCGCGTGGCCGTTACGTGATCGCGATACCGCGATACGGCCCTTTGAAGCGCGTACCACTGCATGTGCCTCGCATTGTCCACACGGTCATGAACAATATCGTCCTCCAGTCCGTCGTCGAGTGCATCGCTGATCCGCTCAAGAAGCGGATCTAGGTTGGAGGCAAACGAAGGAAACCTAATCGCCTGAGCCACAGCCACTACAAGGGGATGAGCATCTCCCTCCACGATTTGCGAGAGGGGGGCTGAAGAGTAGCCTGCTTGGTCCATAATAGGAGTTCTGCACAAAGGACACCCACTACTCTTAGTCAGGTGCTTCGCTAGACAAGTGAGGCAGAACACGTGCCCGCATGCCGTCTTCGATACCCCCTTGTCAAGGATCGGCTCGTAGCAGACGGGACACTCCTCCTTCGCGTCAGCCATTGAGAATGCTTGGGTACTTAATGGGTGTTTTTTTTGCTGATAAGTCTTCTCCTAAAAAAGTATTTCAATTTTTTTTTTAAATGATGCTTTTTGGGGGGTAAGGGGGGGAACCCCCCGCGAGTATAAAAAGGTATGTGATAAGTAATAAATGGTAGATGAATAAAAAAATTGAAATAGTAATTGGTGTAAAGAAGTAGGTGTATTTTGGTATATCATAATCAAATAAAATGTCAAGTGTG